TATAGTCGGGACAAACATAAGTCCCAAACAATGGTCGAATCTGATTTTAGAGCTAAATCTGATACGTAAGCAGTGGGCTCCATATGCTAAGTTCGAATTACAAGGACCTGGGGTTAAAAAAATAGTAAAAAATGGCACAAGTACGGCAAGTACAAATTTTGTGTCTAAAATGGGGCTAAAAGAGTAGTAGTGTGCCAATGTATAGTGGAATTCTAGGGCAAATTTTTTTTTCTGTGATCAAAAAAAACCTCTGGCACAGTTGGCACAGGGTAAAATTGAGCTATTATTGTTGGTATTCCTTGCTAATAGGTGTGCCAAGGGTGTTGGCACAGCCTGGCACAGTTCCCTACTCGGCGCGCGCGACCTTTTTTATTTTTTTGAAAACTTTTTTGCCCAAAAATCTCCCTATACAGTATAAGATAGAATATGAGACGTCCTAAAAAATCAAAATATAAATCTGTTGTTATTAACAAGAAGAGGTATTACTATTACAAAATTACTTGGATTGATCCAACTGGTGATAGCGGGCACGCTACAGCCCATGACTCACTTGGTTTGGTTCCTTCTACTATGATAACTCATGCGTATGTATTTTTTAAAAATAAAAAATACCTTTGGACCTTCGCGTCTTACGAAGAGAATGATGAGTTATTTTCTGATAGAAATGTATTTCCGTTAGGATGTGTAATTAAAATGGAGAAAATAAGTGAGCGATAAAAAATTTAGATTTGATGGTAGATCAAGAATTGTAAACGATTTATACAAAGAAAACTTTAATAGAATCTTTAATCCGACGTTGACAAAGAATATGCCCAATGTAAAATGGGACCAACTTCCACCAAGGAAGGGACCTAACCCACAAGGAGTAAATTATGGGACTAATAAAAAAAATAGCAATAAAATATCACGAGTTATATTGCCGAGCAAACGAAGTGACTAATCGGATTCAGGGTTTTGTTTTAATTTTGATTCTTTTGACTCTTCTTTCGGCGTAACATCTTTAATATCTTCTTCATACATTTGATCTAGTTTATCCTGTAATTCTTCAGGTGTTAGTTTACTTAGATCCATATTGGCGTTGATATTAACTTGCCTATCGATATATAATCCTCCGACTTGGCCGCGATTCTTTTCTGCGGTCACAGCGGGGGATAATTGTTTTAATTTTCTTGCTTCATCTCTTAATCTTGCCATCTCTTGCAAATGATTTTGATAACTGATTCCGTATTTTTCCTGAGCTTCTTGTCGTAATTCTTTTATATATGCTGCTACCAATGGATAAATTTTTGGATTTTTTAATTCTGATGCTGCTTGTCTTGGTCTTGTTTTATATCCTGACTCAAATGCACACTCAGCCGGACTTTTACGACCTGCTTCATATACTAAGAGCGTAGCAAATTTCTTTTGATTCTCAGTTAATGTAGGTTTTTTAGGCATGATTGACTTTTATATCACGTACGATTATAAGTCAATATTGAGTACGATGTACGATGAAACCAGAGTCAAAATTTTGGAAGTTAGTTAAGAAGAATACACCTAAAATACAGTGGACAAGACTGGAATCTTGGGCATCCTTTGGTGTACCCGATCTGTTGGGATATAATGATTCTTGTGGTTTTTTCATGGTTGAACTTAAAGTAATTCATGGCAACAAAGTACACTTTTCTCCACACCAAAAATTATTTCACTTAACTCGTATAAAGCGTAACTTTATACTCGTTCACGAACCTTCCCTCAAATGTGTAAAGCTATTTAAAAGCACCGCGGTCCCCGGTCTACTCGTAGACCACCGCGAAACACCTTCCCTCGCAATGAATGATTGGGAACACATTCAGCGCTTGCTGCTTGAATCCTCTTCCGACGCTTGAGCGCTTGCTTGCTCGCTCCCCTGCTCGCGGCTCGCGGGCCCACCCGCCCCCCGTGCTTGCTCGCTCGCTCGCTTGTCAGCTTGTTCCTTCTCAAATTGCTTGCGGATCCGCTTGAGCTCTTCGTAATATTTTGGATGCCTCCATACCATTTTAGAATCATTCTAAACTAGTGGGCCAGATAGGCAACGTTTTTAATTTTCTTATCCCAACATTTCCGGCAGCTCTTACACTCATTATCTTGCTGCGGAGCGGGGCAGGTTGCTTTCTTTGGATCTGTCACCACAGTAGAAGTATATTTGAATTTTCCGGCTGCTTCCTGGTTAACCATTGGCATTGAAAAAACCATTTTTAAATTAAGCGGCGCCCGGTCTTCGTATTTCATGGCCCACGCTTCACGCGTCGGGATCCAATGCGCAACGTTTGGAGATCTCCGCGCAACTTCAAAAATTTTTGCTAAGTGTCTTAAGTCTTGGATGTCTCCGGAATCGTGCCATCTAAAAACATCAGTTTTTTTATTGTTAATCTGTAAGGCCATAGCCTTGACCCATAAAGGATGTCTAATTGCTTTTAATCTTTTATATTGCGCATCCTGCACAACTTTAAAAACATAACAGCCTTTTAATGCATAACAGCCGTAGCAGGTCGAGCCCTTAACATTCTGAAGCTTGCCGCCGGTCTTGCATTCTTTAGCCGGCAGGCCGTAAGCGTGGCCCGGCATCTTTGAAGGCTTGGAGAGGCTGCCTGTAATTTCTTTTGCTTTCTCAATTCTCATAATTTCCCATAATATTTATTTATTCTTTTAAGTCAATAAAATAAAAAAAATAATTTTCTTGACTTAGTGCGCTTGTGCCCTTAGGGCCCACCCTCCCCCCCGGCTCGCGAGCTTGCGGCTCGCGTCCAAGGTTGAAAAGATAAATTGACCAGTGGTTCGGGGGTCGACCATTTGTATGCTCCCACCACTGATCCCTGGTCCAACTGGAGATGATCAACTGTTACACAACGTGCACCAATTGGACCAGGGATCAGCCGACGCCAGGGTCCCTGTGTTCTAGCGGCGGCGGCGCGTTGACTGATCCCAGGTCCGAGTGCTCCAGTAATTCCTTGCACTAAGGGGCTAGCCATGTTCGGACCTGGGATCAGCACCCAGGAAAGACGGCCACAAGTGGCGGTGTGATCCTGGGTTGATCCTTATATTATGGAGCCCAAGGCGGCTCCGTATATTTTTCCTCTTCTAAAACCGGCCCGCAATCTTGACAGCTATAACCATCCGAAGACCACCAATCCGGCTTTGTTTCCTCTTTACAAATTGGACAAGTCCAATCATTAGCGAAATTAAACTCCAGCTGTTGCGCCATTTGATTTGACCTCCACCTCTTCTGTTAACATTAAAGGAACTAAACCTGAGTCCACTTCCTGCAAATGATAACTTGTATTTTTTCTGTCTGTATTTAATTCATCTAAAGCTAAAAGTTTTCTAGTAGCCGTAGTTAAATCAAACATTGTTTTTTCATAAATAGAAAATTTTAAAATTCCTAAATTGGAATAATTATTTTTTTCTATTATGAAATATTTTTTATTTTCTTTTGACATATTTATTTATCCTTTCTTATGGGAATTTCTACCACTATTAAAATTAATATTCAAACATTATTTTAAGACAGATTGACGCATACACGTATAAGTTGTGCTCGTGATCTTGGGGCCCACCCTCCCCTAGAAAAAAAAAATAAAATAAAGATTGACTTATAATTTTACTTTTAGTATAAAATCCCATAATAAAAGAAAGGATAACAAATGGCAAAAAGCACAATGCAAAAATGGCAACGGGACCATTTCGTATCGGAGTTAAACCGAAACTATGACCCGTTGATTAACGCTGCGGAATTGAAATTAAAATCAATAGAAGCAGAAGCAATAGAGATAGCAGAAAAAAACTTAGCAGATGAAATTGGAGCAACACCAATTATTGAAGAGCTGCAGGAAGCTATCAATAATGTTAAAACCAAAATGAGTAAAGCGGCCAGGTTTTTTAATAAAACCAAACAAGCCAAAAAAGATATAAATTATAAATTCAAAGAGAAGGATTTTGATTTATTTGGTTATGGTTCAAGCCGTATAACTCCGGATGATTGCTGGGAACAAATAAGAGACTGGGCCGGTGATTTTGCAAGGCAAAAAATAAAACAAACTCCGGAAGGTAAAGTACTTGCAACACTGGAGGAAAATAAAAGGGCATCTTATAAAGAGATCATGGAAGCAGGCAGCCCTGATAGTTTAAAAACTAAACTACATAACAACCTGCAAAAAGACGGCTTAAGCTGGAATAGAGAAGTAAAAGCACTGCCGCCAATAGATGAAACAATTAATTAATGGAGGTCCTATGAAAAAATATTAATTAATACTTAACACAATATATAGGGTATGGGATTAATCCCATACCCTATGCAATAACTACATAGCTCGAGAACTCTGGGCCCACCCACCCTGCTCGTACCCCTGGGGCCCACCCTCCCCTAGGGGTCCCAGCCAAATACAAATATAGATACAAAAATACACCCCCCACCACCCTTCTGGCGATAGGGGTCCCTATAGTTTGCTGTATACAGTTTGTTTTAGTCTTAAATCTGTGGTAATTTTAAAACCGAAACAAAACAGAAGTGAAAAAAATTCTGCAAAAATTTTATGAAACCGAAATATCTAGAGAAGAGCTTTACCCGAACACTATCCTTTGAACGTCAGCAGCAATACGCTGAAATCCATTTGCTTAAAAAGCAAAAAGAAAAACAAGAAAAAATTAAAAATAATTTTATGGCCTTTGTAAAAGAGATGTGGCCAGAGTTTATTGAAGGAAGACATCACAAAGAGATTGCAGATAAATTTGATAAGATTGCACAAGGCAAGATCAAAAGATTAATTATCAACATGCCGCCGAGACATACTAAGTCAGAGTTTGCCTCGTTCCTCTTACCGTCATGGATGGTGGGTAGAAAAGCTGATCTCAAAATTATACAGACGACTCACACTACAGAACTCGCGCTCCGTTTTGGACGTAAAGCTAAAACACTAATTGATTCCCCTGAGTATCAACGTATCTTTCAAACAAGACTCAGAGAGGACTCACAAGCTGCGGGTAAATGGGAAACCGAGCAAGGAGGTGAGTACTATGCAGCGGGTGTGGGATCGGCGATCACGGGCCGTGGAGCGGATTTATTGATTATCGATGACCCACACTCGGAACAAGATGCAATGAATCCTGAAGCGTTGGAGCGTGCTTACGATTGGTATACATCAGGACCACGACAACGTTTGCAGCCAGGTGGAGCAATCGTAGTAGTTATGACTCGGTGGAGTCAAAAAGATTTAACAGGTGCATTAATTAATTCACAAAAAAATATTAAAGCAGATAAATGGGACATCGTTGAGTTTCCAGCGATCATGCCGTCCGGTAAACCTATCTGGCCTGAGTATTGGAAGAAACAAGAATTAGAAGGAGTCAAAGCTAGTTTAAGTGTTGGTAAATGGAATGCACAGTGGATGCAAAATCCAACATCAGAAGAAGGAAGTATCATTAAACGAGAGTGGTGGAAAATTTGGGAAAAACCTAGCATCCCGCCGCTGCAGCATATTATTCAAAGTTACGATACCGCGTTTAGTAAAAAAGAAACAGCTGACTACAGTGCAATCACAACATGGGGAGTTTTTTATCCAGATGAAGACTCTCCTGCTAATTTAATATTACTCGATGCACACAAAGAACGACTGGAATTTCCAGAGCTTCGTAAAGAAGCATTAGAACAATACAAGTATTGGAATCCTGACACCGTCATCATAGAGGCAAAAGCCAGTGGTCAGCCATTAACTTATGAGTTGAGAAAAATCGGTATTCCTGTTATAAATTTCACACCTAGTAAAGGACAAGATAAATACTCTAGGGTAAACGCTGTCGCTCCGATGTTTGAGTCGGGGATGATCTGGGCGCCTGACGAAGAATTCGCAGATGAGGTTATAGAAGAATGTGCATCATTTCCTTATGGAGATCATGATGATTTGGTGGATAGTACAACACAAGCGTTAATGCGTTTTAGACAAGGAGGATTTGTAAACTTGCCTGATGATTACCGAGAGGATCCATTACCGCGAATCGATAAGGAATACTACTAATGGATGATTTTCCAGAGTTTGAGACATACGCTGAAGTTATAGATGCTTATGAAAAAGACAATATGGGTTATGCAACCCTAACAGATTATATCAAAGGTGAGAATATTAAAATTAAAGAAATTGACATCAGCCCTTTATCAGATTTAAAAAATATGAAAAATGGTGGACCAGTTGGTATTGAAATTTTATTTACAGAAAAAGTTCCAGCGGCCCCTTCACAACTTGTATCTGAGTCGGATATAATTTTAGGTTACAGAGGTGATGCTGCATACAGAAGCGGTAGTGCGCAAGCATCTAGTATCGGACAGGGGAACGTCGGATCGAAAGCAAGTTTTGGTGGTGGTAAAGGTGTAGATAGAAGTGGTAGAGATGAAGGAGCTGGTGGTGCAGATAGAAGTAAAATTACTCAAGAACAAAATATAAATCAATTAAAAAATCAATTAGGAATTAAAGATCCAAACTTAATTCAAAAAACTTTTAATATCTACAATCAATTACCCTTTGCAGTAAAAGGTGCGATTAATACTATGGCACCTGTAGAGTTGATGAAACTATTTAATATAGGAAATGCAATTAACACAGGTGTTAATCAAATGAAAAATCCTGATATAACAGAAGAAGACGTAACATTAGGAATAGATAATTTAAGAACTGAGGTAGGTAAACAAGATATTAAAGCTTCTAAAATGAGAGGTTTTAAAAATATGGATTATGATACTTATAAAACTATAATGGATATGAAGGGCGGAACAAAAATAACTCCATTTGAATTTGAAGGATTAAAAAAAGGAACTATTACAGAACCAGGAACTTACACAGCCAAAGACGGCGGTCGAGTCGGATTGTTTATGGGCGGTCCGGCATTAGAAGGCACTGCATTAAATATCTACAACTCTATGAACGCGTATGGTTTTAGTGATCAAGAAATTGCAAATGCATTACAGGAACGTGGATTGTATACACCACCAGGTTCAGACTCAGGAACACCACCACCACAAGCAAGTCAAACACTAGGATTTCAAGGTGATGATAAACCTATGATTCAACCTTTTAGAAAAGATCCAAGAGTAGATGCAGCATTTGAAGCGTATCAAAGAAATCAACAATTACAATCTATGAGTATTGAAGATCCTTTCGCAGATGAAATAAGTTTACAAGGTGCTTACTACGGAGATATGCCTGATGTTAATTTAAGTCCGGGTAAACAAACTTTTATGGGAAAGATGAAATCTGGAATTGGAGAAATTATGAACTTTCCATTAGTAAAAGGAATGTCTTTAATGAGTCCCTTTGGATTAGTTAAAAAAGGTCTTACTGCTTTAAAAGATAAGTTACCGGTTAATCAAAGAGCAATCGCAGAAAATATTGGTGGTAATATGGGCATAGCTGTTGATGATATAGGTAGAATAGTTAACACTGGAGATTATCAAGATCCCTCAAACATAATGGCTGGTTATAATTTAAATCAAATGACCGATGAAACTTTTGATAAAAGAATAGATAGAACTTCAAAAACACTATCTGAAAAATATAAATTAGATCCTGAACAAATAAAAGGAATTCTTGAAGGCACTTTATCAGAAAAAGAATTAGCTGATATTAATGCTAGAGCAATTATGCCTGGCACCACTCAAACTACAAACTTAATTAAACAACTTAGAAGTCTTAATATTGCTAAAGATAGAAATAGATTTATACAAGACGTAGCTAAAAAAGAAGCTGAAAGACAAAGAGCAGAAAGAGCAGCAAAAGAATTAGAAAAACAAAGAGCTAGAACAAGAGAAGCAGATACAGCAGCTGGCGCTTTTGATGACAGAGTTAGATTAGATCCAGGTGGAGGTGGCACTTTTAAACAACAAACTGCTGCTAAAGAAAGACAAGGTGTTCAGGTAGCCGGTCCTGGTTTTGGTAAAGGTGCTTATTTTGCAGAAGGCGGCCTCGCTACGATGTTCAGGAATAAAAGATAATGGAAATAAAATACGATCCAATTAGAGGGGCTATTGTAGACACTAAAAATGAAATGAAGGTGACTCAGCCTGAGTTATTATTCTGGACCGCTACTCATCCAGACCCTGTAAACATAGATGAGCCCAAATTGACAAAAATTAAACCACCTGCTATGATGCGAAACAAGGGAATATTAGCTAAAAATAAAGAGGGATAATAATGGCCACGATAGATAAACCGCTTCCTAACATTTCAGAAACTGTTGTAAAAGTTCCAAAACAAGAAGAATTAGTAGAAGCAAGAGACGAGATTATTGAAAAAAAGAATCAACAAGGTAACATCGAAGTTACTATGGACGAAGAGGGCGGTGCGGAAATTGCATTTGACCCAAGAGCTGTAGTAGAAGACGGTGGTCAAGATCATTTTGATAATTTAGCAGATTTTTTAGGAGATGATGTTTTAGAACCGCTAGGTTCTAAAATGATAGAACAATACAACGAGTATAAAGAATCACGTGGTGATTGGGAAGATACATATAGAAATGGTTTAGAACTTTTAGGTTTTAAATATGAAAGAAGAACAGAACCTTTTAGAGGAGCAAGCGGTGTAAACCATCCTGTTCTTGCAGAAGCAGTTACACAATTTCAAGCGCAAGCTTATAAAGAATTATTACCAGCAGACGGACCGGTTAGAACTCAGATCATGGGTGATGCAACGGTTGCTAAAGAAGAACAAGCCAAACGTGTAAAAGATTTTATGAATTATCAAATTACAGATCAAATGAAAGAATACGAACCAGAGTTTGATCAAATGCTTTTCTATCTCCCTCTCAGCGGCTCTACCTTTAAAAAAGTTTATTATGATTCCCTCTTAGGTAGAGCCGTTTCTAAATTTGTACCAGCAGATGATTTGATTGTTCCATATTCTGCAAATAGTTTAGAAGATGCAGAAGCAATTATTCACGTGATAAAAATTTCTGAAAACGAATTAAAGAAACAACAGGTTGCAGGATTTTATAGAGACATAGAATTAGGAACACCTCCTGTTACAGAAAATCAATTAGAAGATAAAAAATTAGAACTAGAAGGAATTTCTAAAGATGGCCAAGAAGATCAATACACTTTGTATGAAGTGCACACTAATTTAGATTTAGAAGGTTATGAAGATCTAGGAACAGATGGAGATCCAACAGGAATTAAACTTCCTTATGTAGTAACAGTTGCACAAGCTAATAATAAAATTTTATCTATTAGAAGAAACTTTAATGCAGATGATCCCTTAAAGAAAAAAATAAATTATTTTGTACAATTTAAATTTTTACCTGGCACAGGATTTTATGGTTTTGGTTTGATTCACATGATTGGTGGATTAACTAGAACTGCAACAGCAGCTTTAAGACAGTTGTTGGATGCAGGAACTTTAGCTAACTTACCAGCTGGTTTTAAATCTAGAGGTATTAGAGTCAGAGATGACGCTCAACCTTTACAACCTGGTGAGTTCAGGGACGTAGATGCTCCTGGTGGAAACATCAAAGATCAGTTTATGACCCTACCCTTTAAAGGTCCTGATGCAACACTCTTACAATTAATGGGAGTAGTTGTATCAGCAGGCCAACGATTCGCGTCCATCGCTGATATGCAAGTGGGTGATATGAATCAACAGGCTGCAGTGGGTACTACAGTTGCATTATTAGAACGTGGTTCACGTGTAATGTCCGCAATCCACAAAAGATTATACGTTGGACTTAAACAAGAATTTAAATTATTAGCAGAAGTATTTAAAACATACTTACCACCAGTGTATCCGTATGATGTACC